GAATATGCTAATATCATCAGACACTAAGGTAGCTTCTTGTTCTACTTTCTCAATACCATCTCGTAAAGAAGCGGCTCTTTCCTTTGCGGCTTGTAGCTTGGTTTGACGTAGTTCTTCGGGTATTTCCTGTTCGCACGTAGGGCAGTTTGCAGTTTCTTCGTAGAACTTTGCATCTTTAACCACCGTTTTAATGGAAGATGAAAAATCGGCTTTATATTGTAGAAGTGATTGTTTGCGGTTGTGCGAGGCTTTAAGAGCTTTTTCTGTTTTGTCGGTTTCTGCTTCAACATATGCAGATGCTTCAGCATTTGCGTTTTGCAACTCTTCAATCTCTGACTCTTGCTCAACGATATTAGCTTTCTTCTCATTAATATTTTCCTCATTCATAGCTGTAATATCACGAATGTATTTGCGCTGCGAATCTATGCCATTCTTCTTAAGCTCTAGCTGGTATGTAATATCTTTTTGCTTTTCCTTAAGCGCTGAGGTTTTCTCTTTTATAATAGAATTCATTTTAGAGAAAACATTAATATCCAGAAGATCCTCGATAACATCACGGCGATGCTGCGCACTGAGCTGCATAAACGGAATAAAGGAGGAACTGCCAAGAACAACAATCTGATGAAAGCTTTTATGATTTAGCTTTAAGATGTTTTGTTCGAGGATCTTCTGGTACTCTTTGGCATGAGAATCTTGGTTGATCATAGTACCATTTTTCCAGATTTCAAAGATCTGAGGTTTGATACCACGAACAACTTTAAACTCTGCTTTGCCTACAGAGAACACGATCTCAGCAAGACAATTCTTATTGTTAATAGAATTGACTAACTGGGGTTTATTGATGTTACGGTGTGGTTTACCGAATAGAGTAAATGCCATAGCATCTAGCATAGTAGATTTACCTGCACCATTTTGGCCTACAATCAGAGTAGATTTATGATTAGCTAAGTTTACCTCTGTCCATTGATCACCAGTGGACATAAAATTCTTCCATCGTAGTTGCTTAAAATATATCATGCTACCTCGAGAGCCTGTGCTTCAGCTAATAGATTACGCATATTCACTTTGAGTTTATCCTTATCCAATTCAGTATCAACTGCTTCGACATAAGTATCGAGCATATCTGCTGTATCTTCTACTGACACAGATTCATCATCTACATTCTCGCCTAAGAACTCGCTAAAGTTCTCTGCAATAGATAGATCGTGAATCTTCTGTGATTGTATTCTATCACAAAATCTGTCAAATGTAAATAGGTCTTTTTTATTAATTACCACTACTTTAACAAATTTATTATCAAGATGGCTTGTATCATACATGCTATAATCTATTTTATCATCATCATATACGATACGCTCAAATAGCGTGTGAGGGTTTACGATCTTTTCTAGCTCACGTGTAGATGTATCGAGGACATGAAAGCCTTTCTCATCATGCGCATCGTTCCAGAAGAATTCCATTTGTGTACCAAGATATTTAATATTCTCTTCTTCGGAACCAGTGTGAAAGTGGCCTGACAATACTTTTTCAAATCGTGAAAAGATCCGATGGTCTGTGCCATGTGGAGATCTTACACCACGCATAACCTCAAAGCCTTTTAGCTCTAAGTGACCACCAAGCCAATCTGCTTTACAAGTCTGAATAAACTCCATAGATCGATCATGATTATCTTGAGTGATCCAAGGAAGCAACGCAAAGTTAAACCCGTCTAGGTTTAGTACAGTGGGATCCATATGAATAGTAATCTCGCCCATATAATGACCAAGAAGTTCTTTTAATGCGTTTAGCTCATTGGTGTTCTTAAAGAATGTATCGTGGTTGCCTGGAATAACATCCATGTGCATGCCGTGCTCTCTTAGCTTAGTAAGAAACGACTTGCGATACCTGTTAAGACTCCTGAAATTAATAAATTTCCTGTTATCAAAGACGTCGCCAAGGTGAATGATGCGGCGAATATTGTTATCCAGAAGATAAGGAAAAAATACATCACTGTAAAATTTCTCCGAGTTATTGATAAATACGTCGCTAGAATTGCGAATACCAGCATGAGTATCATTGATAATAGCTACCTTCATTTAAAGATCTCCCCGAGATCGGAATCTGTACTGTTGGCTGCAGCATCTCTTTTCTTTCGAGCTTTCTTTTTTTCATCCTTAACTACTCCATCAATAATAGTGTCTTTCTCTTTTAGTTGGTCAATTTTACTTTTAAGTTGATCGACGAACATATGTGCTGCAGTAATAGAAGCTTCATCGGCTTCACCACCGATAGCAAATTCCTCGAAAGGACTCTGTGCGATGTACTTCATCTTGATGTCCTGTTGCTTTTTCTCTTTCGCGATGCGTCGAAGAAAGGCATACCAGCAGATCTGTGTAAAGTATGCAAAAGCATTAGGGTTACCAGATCGTGTAGCTGCTTCAATGTTATAGTTACCGATAGCTTTCAGACAGTTCTCTACTGCATCCATTACCATCTCTTCGCGGTACGTGTATCGAATAAAGTTAGACTTATGAGAAAGTCCTTCAGCAATCTTCATAAACGACATTGCAACATAATTCGTAACTTTTGGAATTTCTTTATTTGCCTTAGCAGCATCATTTGCAGTTTTTACATAATCAACTACTGCCTGACTAAATTCACGGTTGTTAACGTAATGAGGTCTATCTTTTGGTTTCATGATATACTCCTAGCATATATTACCTATTTTATCATAGGTTCTGAGGATTGTACACTTATTTATTTTAAATATTGTGCGTTTATATGGTTTACAAGTTGTAGTTATGGTGGTATAATAAGAAGAGGTTTTAGAGGAGGGATAGTACTGTTAGTGTAATTTAGGCTTTGGCTTAAGCTTTACCACCTTAGAAAGCTCTTCCAGTATGTCTTCATCTTCAGCCAAAATCTGCTCTAACATATCACCTTGTTGCTTTTCTATTCTTTCTCTTTCTTCATTACGAAATACTTGCATATGTTTTATATATTGATCTATTACAGTCTGATGAGGGTTGGTTAGACAAATGACCGCAGCAGAGTTTAATACTAATACGTGGGATGGATCATGTATATGCATCATAAACGGTCTAAATGTATAGTATCTATAACCATTTTCAAAGTCTTCTTGAGAGACTAACGTATAAGCCGCGCGCATCACAAATGATTCTTCTCCTACTTGTTCGTCCCATTGAACATCAATAATCTCACAAAGTAGTTCTTCACCGCTTATTAATCTAAGTTGTTTAACGTCGCTCATTTTAGATCTACCTCATAAATTTTATAATTGAATTCTTGTTTAACGTACATTTTAACTCTTTCAGCAGAATGTTCTAACGTATAGTTTTTTCTACCTTTCCAGTGCAAATCGTCGGCAATATCGTATAAGGCCGCAGTTTCTCCATTGTCGCTCTTTCGAAGCCCGCGACCGATGGACTGCAAGACTCTAATTTGCGATTTAGAAGGAGAAGCGAATATAATGTTATGTAAATTGCGAATATTAATCCCAGTACTGAAAGTCCCCAGACTAGCAACAATAATTGCATTTTTCTGTCCTTCAACGATCTTCCGAATCGCTTCTCTATCGCTAGTATCGGTTTCGCCAGATACAAAGAACACTTTTCTATTTTCATGTGCCTTACCCCGTATTAGATCAAATAGTGGCTTACCATGTTTCTCTACATAGTTAAAAAGTACAAGGCTATTACCATCCAGATCCAGAACAAGATTGCTAATGAGATTATTGCGAGAATCGTTTCGAACAATGTAGTCCAGTTCTGCTTGGTAATCTTGCTTACCCCAATTTTGACGTACTTCGAGTGGGTGTTTAAGTAGCAGTACTGTGATCTTAAGTTTAGCAAGCGTGTCTTCATCTTGCAGTTTCTTTGTGGTCGTAACATTATATATCTTTCCAAAAAGGCCCTGTAAAACAAGTTCATGCGTCTGTGATCCATCAAGTGTGCCAGTTGTACCCCATCTATACTCTGCTTCTTTGCATTTATTCATAATAGTTGTAAGAGACTTAGATTTAAATCCATGACACTCATCACCTACTACAGCGCCGAACTGTTCAAACCATTGAGGAGGAAGCTTATAAATTGACTGCCAAGTACTAACAACCACACCGCCTTTTATATTATCTTTATCCTTACCCGAATAAATTCTATGTACGCTATTTTCTACAAGCATGCCATAGTCTTTAAAATCGTTGTACATCTGCTCGACAAGAGAGGTTGTCGGTACAATGATTAAAACTTTTTTAGACCCTCTAGAATCGTTTAACATACTTAGATAGTACTTCATCAAGATGTAAATAATAAGAGATTTACCAGAGCCTGTTGGAGAAATAAGAATTGCCCGTTTCCGATGTAACCCTTCACACACTGCATCAAACTGATAGTCTCTTATTTCAATAGGCTTACCCCTCGCTGTAAGTTCTAGACCATCTATAAATTCTTTTATATTATTCGGATTAATATCAACTTGAGCATCAGGTCTTCCGTAGTAGTTATTATGTTCTACCTCAACTGTATAGCCCCGAGGCTTACAAAACTCTTTTAGAAACGGAAATAGACCAACAGGTAGTTCCATTGTGTTAATATTAAACAGTCTGATCTTACCATCCCATACTCGGTTCTTATAAGCTGGCATAAACTTATAACCTGGCACAAAGAATGAAAAGAACTCGCTAAGCTCATTAGCAATACCGAAGTCACAGCCAATGTGCATAACAGAATGATTTTTATTTTTTATTTTTAATGTGTTCATGTTATTATATATAAATAGTATTAGAAAGA